TCGGGATGAAAGTTGCAGCGGTAAGCCTTTTGTGTGCTGATCCAAGTGGTGAAATCCACCGGGCGATGGCTATGGCGGGAACGCCCTGCCCGTATATGGGGGCTATAGGTAGCGCCGCTACAGCAGCATGGGAAGTACACAGCGATGAAATTCCTGTTCCTAGCATAGACTTGCAAAAAACAACTGAGGAGAAAAGAGATGATGTTATTAAGATCATGGGTGGTCTTGCTACTGCTTTCTTGTTCTTCTAGCGTACACGCTTACACATTCGGATACACACCTAACGTAGCTATTAGTGGCTTAGAATGGACAATGACTCCTACCTATTTAGGTGCTAATGGTATCGGTGGCATGGATGTATCAGGAGTTACCTACAAATACACTCCAATCAAAAACAAAGAAGATGACTACGTTGTTACTCTTGAAAACGATAAGGTTGGTGGTGGCTATGTGTTTCAAGATGTACAGGACTGGTCACAGCGTGAAGGTGGAACAGAGATAAGAAGAACCATAGCGTTGCCCTATACTCCTATTGCAATATTTGGTGATGGTAGGCTCAAGCAAGAAGGCACAGGCAGTATAGAGGGCGCTGATGTTAGATATATTTATAGATTTGATTCTTGCTTTGATCCTCAATCCGATCCTAACTGCCCTGGTTATAAAAAGCCACCTCCACCACCTTTGCCTGAGATTCCTGATTACGATGCATTGCAAGATGAGTCAGTAGCTATTGCTCAAAAAGAAACAGATCGTAAGTTAAGCAAAGAAGATCAAGCTGAAAAAGAAGAAGATGAGGAAGAAGATGAAGAATCATTAGAGTTTATGTTGGCTGATGTAGAAAATGCTATAGCAATGGCAAATGAAATAGCTCAGTCAGTCATACTTCAACAATTAAACAATGTAACTAATCTAACAAACTACTATGTGTCTACAATACCTGATAACTACTACCCTGATGCTGTAGCTTTACAAGGTGGTACTATAGTGGATAATAGGAGAGCATTAAGGAGCTTATCGCAAGATGCGAGAATGAACAAGATGATAGAGGAGCAATACAAATGAAAAAACTATTAATCGCACTTAGCTTTATACTTAGTGCAACACCAATACTAGCGATAGACATAAGTGGTAGCGTGGAGAGTAGATGCACAATTGCTGACGTAACAGAAGGTCGTTACGGTAACCCAAACGCTTATACACTTACAACTGATCCCGCAAGCAACGGGGTAGTCCCGGTAATACGGGCAGATACCACTTTAGCTAATGCCTATCATTTGAATGTGAGTTATCCCACTAGCTTTAGCTCAAGTCCATCTTTGTCAGACAATGTGACGTGGACTGGAGCTGTGTCTGTAAAGGCAACAGGTGAGAGTGGCATGAGCGGGTACCATGCGGCTTCTACTACTACAAATGGAGGGGCAACAAGGCAATACGCTCTAAGCGTAGCAGGTAGTGTGTGGATACAGTCAACATCAGTAGCTGTATATGGTGGTAATAGAGCGTTTCCTGGTGGTACGTACAAAGCAGTTGTTGTAGCCGAATGCGTTGCTCAATAGGTATATGTTTATTACTGTTAAATTTTGCAGTACATAGTCACGAACAGACTCCTACCTATCCTACTTGGAAAACGAGTGGCATAGATGGAATAAAAAAAACAAATATTAGGGTATGGAATAAAAGACCTGACATAGAATATTATGAGATAGGAGTGTTTGAGAAAGACTTAGAAACACCAATTCCTTTTGTCACAGCCTATAAAGTTATTCCTCTCGCATATTTAAAAGAAGTAAAGTTTGATATATACATTAGGGAAAGTAACATAGAAGAAGCTAGATACGTTTGTAGTTTGTCTAAATTAAGGAGTGACAATGAGAGTCAAACATTGTTAGTTACAAGAGTATGTTCAAAATTCAAATAAAATGGTTGTTGTTATTTATGTTAAGCACACAAGCTGTAGCAAACACTAGCACATCACTTAACTTGCAATTGCCTAGTAATGGATCATCTTTTGGTACAGATAGTTTCAAAAGTGGCTCGTTAGACTGTTCTAATAGCATAGGTGGTAGCCTTTTGTTCGATATGGGCATGACTGGCATTGTGAATAACGCAGTAGCACCTATCATTGGTAAACCCGATCCACTTAATCCTGAAACAAAACAATTAGGTTTGTACGCAAGAATAGTGATACCGTTAGATGCGCCGCGTGAACGCATTAATTGCAATACCCTCTACCAATTAGAATTACAAGCTAGACGTTTAGAAGTTGAAAAGTTGCGCCAAGAAATAGAACTGTTAAAATCTATGCAACAAGGAGATGGATTTGACAACTGATTTAGGTGACAAGGTAGCAGAAATTGAAGGCTTGGTCGATAAAAGACTAAAGATTGGTAGTCTTAGGTTTACTTATACTCAACTTGTTGGTGCGTTTGCTTTACTTAGTACCATTGTAGGATCGCTTTATGCGGGTTTTACTATGTATCAGCGTTTAGAAAGTTTAGCTACGCTCGATCTTGATGCAGTTGCTGCACAAATGGCTAAGACATCAGCAGACGTATTGAGAGTAGAAGAAGTTGCTTCTGATATTAAGGTAGAACTGAAAGAGGACTTAGCAAGACTCAGAACCTCAAGTTATAACCTTGAAAACCGTATTGATAGTAAACTACAATCAGTTGATGTTCGGATTACTACTATGGATAATAAGCTAGATAAATTTGACATACAGTTAGACACAACAGAAGAAAAACTAATGAAACGCATACAGCAATCATTAGACAACCCACTAAGTAACTGATAACATAGGAGATATTATGCCTTACAAGAAAAGAAAATTACCACCTAGACCTAAGAGAAAATACTAATGACAGCGAAACAACAGGCGCAGTTAGATCGTCACGAAAAACAGATAGAAGATTTATATAAGGATGTTAGAGAAATTAAGAACATGAATTTAAAGTTTATGTCTATGGGCAAAGGTTTGATATTAGCGTTTGTTGTAATGACAACCGTTGATATTGGACTAGGTGATCTTATTATGAAGCTCTTGTGATTGCATTTCTCACAAACATAGCACCAATAGCACTTGGTTTTTTAGCAAAACTGTTTGCTTTAAAACAACACGCTGCATCAGAAAATCAGAAACTGATGATGCAAGGTTTACAGGCAAGGAACGATTCTATAAATCAAGCACACGCTAGAGCTGAAAAAGAATCCCCTATGGCTGCACTAAATCGTAGGGTAATTATTTTTGTTATCCTCGCTATGGTGGTTTTTACGCAGGTTGCACCTGTTTTTTTTAATGTACCAACTATTGTGCCAGTTGTTAAAGAAGGTTGGAATTTGTTAGGTTTTTTACAAATAACACCTGATGTTGTAGAGTATGTAAAACTAGAAGCAGGTTCAGTAGTCAAGATGCAGGAACTGATGTCTTGGTGCAGTTTAATTATTGAGTTCTATTTTGGGGCTCAATTAGCGAAGAAGTGATAAATAAGGAGAAGATATGGCAATTAAAATAACTTATCAAGATATGCCACATATGAAACCTGTGCCTATGGAAACTAAAAGCAAGGGTTTGTTTGGTGGTATTTGGTTGTGGATAGCAACAACAAGAAAGTGGGAGATCACAAAAGATTGGAAATATGCAATTACGCATGAAGGCAATACGCATCCAACTTACTATGTAATACCGAAAGGATTTGTATTTGATGGCGCTAGTGTGCCTAAATTTGCACGATCTTGGCTAAGTCCGATGGGAGTCCTTTTGAGTGGCGGGCTGGTACATGACTGGTGTTACAAGTATGAATCGCTTAACTTAGGTGGCAAGAAAGGACACACAGCTAAGATGACACAAAAAGAATCTGATGCATTGTTTAGAGATATTTGCATCGATGTAAACGGTTTTAAAATTATTAATTACATTGCTTATTTTGCTTTGCGTCTTGCTGGGTTTATAGCTTGGAACGGTCATAGAAAAAGAAATCTGAAGCCTGATTAAAACAGTACACCTTGAGTTTCTACATATCCTGAAGCATCATAGCGTTTAGACTCGCCTTTAGGATATGGCTCTATTTCATAATTTAGTTTCTTTTGAAGGCGCTTCTTTTGTAGTTTGCTACCTGTGAATATGATGTAGCGATGTTTACGATCTCTATCTTTATGATAAAAACGATCACCATATTTCTCTTGTATCGCTTCTAACGTCATACCTTCTGACAATGTTTTGCTGTGTAAATGCTCTAACCCTTTGACTGCCCAATCGACTCTTGCTTCAGACAATCCTGTATATAAAAAATTAGTAGCTTGATAAATGTAGCCTACATGACCTTGACCAGTATCTGCATAGCTGACAACGATAGAAGGCTTGGGAAGTAATTTTAACGACTGACTTACTAAGTAAGATGCGCTGTTAGGCTTCGGAGAATCCAAAATTAGGCGATTTAACTCTACAACCTTGTCTTTGTATTCCTCTCCACAAACTCCTGTACACAATGAAGGACTAGGTGGCGATCCATAAGTACACACACCAACAAGATTGTTGTCATCATACAAACCAAACGCATACGATATTGAAGGTATACGCTTGGCATAGTGTCTGTTTAACAACCATGTTTTAGTTTCATAGTTTTGTATAGGTAATACTTTCAAAATAAAATGCCTTGTGTTTCGATGCTTTGACCTACGTCATAGTTACGATTAGCACGTTTAGGATATGGCAAAACTTTTAACTTCATATTGCTTTTAGCTTTCTTTTTAAAAGTCTTGCTTCCAGTCATAAATATATAACGATGCTTTGGTAAGATTTCTACTTTAGTCAATTCTAATTTTTTAACAATGTCATTCGGACATGGGATCATTTTGTAATTAGTCATAACGTCATCATATTCATCAGACAACTTTAACAACTGTTTTAACTTCATCCAATCATCAACTTTAGGAAAGCTAAACCCTGCGTCTGTTCTAAACCAATGAGCGCAAGTGTCTTTATAACCAAACTCTTTGTCTAGTTGTTTCGCTGTCCATTTACCTTTGTAAGATTTAAGATAATTAGCTAGATCAACTTTATTAATGTTTTCCTCTGCAACTCTGCGTTTAACTAATTTAGCATTAAGTTTGTTGTTTTGTTGATAATGACCTATGTTTCTAAAATGGAACTCGTCACCATTTTTGTCAATTAATTTTGATGTGTTTACAGACAAGCCAGTATAAAGAAAATTTGTAGCTTGGTATATGTAACCATTGTGTCCAACATTAGCATCAGCAAACGACACCACAATGTAATTATCAGGCAACATCTTTAACGTCTGAGATACAAAATACGACAAAGAATTTTTAGGTAGATTATCTTCTGTAATTAATCTATTTAATTCTATAACTTTGTTTTTGTAAGTTTTTCCTGAAATGCTTTCAGCTAACGTACTGCTTGGTGGCATACCATACGTGCATATACCAACAAGCATGTGATCAATGTAAAGTCCAAAAGCATACGAAATAGATGGCATACGTTTAGCGTAATGCTTTTTTAATAGCCACTCTTTTGTTTCATAATGCTGAATAGGACTAACAATCATATAGTCTTGAGTACCTTTTTAAGTAAATACTCCTCATACGTTTTAACATCATCATTCTTTTTTGTGCCTTTTAACTTATCCCTGTCTTGCTTTCTAAGTTGACCACCATTTGATCTCAAGTAAGGCGCAAAGATTTTTTCAGGATCGTCAGAACGATTCAATCTATTACGTGCCGCTGATTCGCTGATCTGTATTTCATCAGCCACTTGTCTACACGTCACTTTCTGACCATCAGATAGTGTGTAGGTTTTAATCAAATGTTTATTCTTCATTGTATGTACACCTCATATTGAGCAAACCACATAGCAATGTATAGCGCTGATCCTGTAATAACCCATATACACATATGTTTAATAACTTTAGCAGCGTTTATTAAATCTTTCATTTTTTATCTCCAATTAAAGTGTTAATAAGTGCATTGCGTGTATCAATAAAAACGTCTAATCTTTTAGCTAACTCTTTAGCTTCGTCATCACCTTGTAGCAATACACCTAGAATATCCATAGCTTTCTCGCCTTTAGTTTCTTTATCAGCAAAAGCCATAAGCTCCTCATCAGTAAATTTAGTTTTCATCAGGCATACCTAAAGACATCAGGAGCATAACTAATCCCATTGAGATTAAACATGCTCCTATTAAAACTATTACTGGCACAAATGTTTCAAACAAGAATGTCATAAACCTCCTCAATAATCGTACTCATTTTTTTACGTCTATCAATTTCATAACCATATTTACGACACGCTTTTTCTAGCGACTCTTTTGTAAATTCAGCGTTTAAGTATTCAATGTTTAAACTTCTTGAAAGGTATGGCTTGTATTTATTTCTAGGTTTCCAGTTAAGCATAATATCTCCTTAATTATCTATTGGTTTATCAGTTAAAAACCCATCACACATCTTTGGGTATTCCGTTTTACAAATTATCTGTTCAGGATCATCATCAAGCACATTAGGTGGTATGAGTAATGGATCATGTTCAGATAGTCTGTCTGTGAATGCACTACATCCTGTTAAGGCTAGTGCAAGTATTATTGGTAGTGTTTTCATATTAAAATGGAATGTCATCACCAAACTCATCATCAGCAACAGGTGTTATTGTTTTCGGTTGCTCTGATGGGTAAGTTGTTTGAGGTGGTGTTTGTTGCGCTTCTTGTCTAGGTTCTTTCTTAGACAAAATACGGAACTCTGATCCAAAGCCACCAAGTTTGATTACAGTTGAGTATCTCTTAATACCATCTTTCTCATAGCTCTTAGTATTTAACTCACCTTCTACGTACACCTGAGTGCCTGTATCAAGATCAAGTTTCTGTAAAGTTTCAGCTAACTGATTCCACACGTCACACGTATGATATTCTGCCGCTGTTTTTCTTTCACCTGTGGCTCGATCTTTCCACGACTTATTAGTAGCTAATTTAACTCTAGCTACCGTACCACCATTTTGCAATTGTTTAAACTCAGGTGGTTGAGTTAGATTGCCTATTAACATTACTTTATTTACCATTACAGCTCCTTATATTAAATTTGGTGGTTACTTACGGTAACCAATCGGACTTGTTTGTCTTTAACTAAGGAAGGCTTGGAGAACCTCCCACACAGCGTAGGAAAGTCAATCCTCTGTGTTCTTTTGTTTCTCAGCAAACTCTTTAGCACGAGCAACATTGTTTTCATGTTTAGCTTTAGCTTTCTCTTTGCTCTCTAATGACTTGCGTTCTTTACGTTCAGCCATCCACTCCAAGTGTTCAGGACTAAGTGTAAGTTTGACTCGTGTAGCCAATGGAGTGTCACCTCTGTAATCTTTTTCAACTTCAGTAACACCTTCTTCATCTTCTGACACAATAGCCATGATCAATTTAGCTGACAAACTCTCAGCTTT